CTTGCGGGGTTTAAGAAAGATGAACTCAAAGTCTTCACGGAGTTTGGAAAACTATATGTCGAAGGCAGAAAAGAAGAATCGGAAGTTGATGGAACGTTTATCCATAAAGGATTGGCCCAACGAAGCTTTGAACGAGTGTGGCAGATCACGGACGATACGGAGATTGGATCCGTCGAGTTTACCGATGGACTCCTCACCGTACAGTTGAACAAGATAGTTCCAGAACATCATACTAGAAAAGAGTATCTATAAATAAAAGCGAATATCGTTCGCCGCAGACAGAGGGGTAACTGGCACAATCCAGTTGACTCCCCTCTTTTTTATTGCTATAATATATTGGAGAATGAAAAAAAATGTCAATTAAACTTGCTGTTCTAAAATCTGGTGAGAATGTAATTTCTGATGCCAAAGAACTTATCGTAGAAAATAAGATTTGTGGTTATCTTTTTAATAAACCACATAAGGTTGAATTTGCGAAACCAATTCTTTTGCTTGAAGATGATTCAGCACCTAGTGATGGGGAATTGCAAATAACTTTATCCCCTTGGATTATGTTATCGAAGGATACACAAGTCCCAGTTCCGACTGATTGGATTGTTACTATTGTTGAACCAGTTTCATCAGTGAAGGAAATGTATGAAGAAAAAGTAGGAGCATTTGAAGAAGATGATTAAATGTTTAATACTCTTGACTGGATTGAATTTAATTGCTAAAGTCGAAGAAATTCAAGCAGAGATTGGAGATCCTAATTGTCAGATATCTGATGTCTGTATAATTAATTCTGATGGAACAGTAAGTCCTTGGTTAAATTTTACTGAAGATACAGAATTGATGATAAGGTCTGAAAATATATTGACACTTGTTGATCCAAATAAAGATACACTTAAATTATATTTGGAAACTATTTCGTAAATGAGATTTTACACAAACGTTCAGATGGTTGGAGACAACTTCTTAGTTCGTGGCTATGAAAATGGAAGACATTTTGCCACCAGAGAGAAGTTTTATCCAACCCTTTTTGTCTCTTCTAAAAAGAAGACGAAGTATAAAACTTTGGAAGGTGAGTATGTCGAACCTGTCGAACCTGGAACTGTTCGTGAGAGCAGGGAATTTATAAAAAGGTATGATGGTGTTGAGGGGTTTAAGGTTTATGGTAATGAGAGATTTATATACCAGTATATTTCTGAGAAGTATCCAGAGGAAGAGATAAAGTTTGATACAAGTAAGATTAAGATAACCACAATTGATATTGAGGTTGCATCAGAGAATGGATTCCCTGATGTAGAATCTGCTGCAGAAGAAATATTACTTATTACTCTACAGGATTATAATACAAAACAGATTCGCACATGGGGACTAGGGCCGTTTAATAATAAGCAGGAGAATGTTATCTACAAGGGTTTCAGAACTGAGTATGAACTTCTGACTGCCTTTATTAACTGGTGGATGATTGAGGATAATACTCCTGAAGTTATTACTGGATGGAATAGTGAACTGTATGATATTCCATATCTCTGTCGTCGTCTGGATAGGATTCTGGGTGAGAAATTGATGCGTCGTATGTCACCTTGGGGATTGGTGAGTGAACGTGAAATTTATATTATGGGTCGTAGGAATATTTCTTATGATATTGGTGGGGTGACTCAGTTAGATTATCTCAATCTTTATAAGAAGTTTACTTATAAGGCACAAGAGTCTTATAGGTTGGATTATATTGCCAGTGTAGAACTTGGACAAAAGAAGTTAGATCACTCTGAGTTTGATACATTCAAGGACTTCTATACAAAAGGTTGGCAGAAGTTTGTTGAGTATAATATAATTGACGTGGAACTTGTTGACCGTATGGAAGACAAGATGAAACTGATTGAGCTTGCCATAGTTATGGCATATGACGCAAAGGCAAACTATGCTGATGTGTTCTCTCAGGTTCGGATGTGGGACACCATAATCTATAATTATTTAAAGAAGAGGAATATTGTTATTCCTCCCAAAGAAAGATCCGATAAGGACGCAAAATACGCAGGAGCTTATGTCAAGGAACCGAAACCAGGAAAGTATGATTGGGTTGTTAGTTTTGATCTCAACAGTCTGTACCCTCACCTTATTATGCAATATAATATTTCCCCAGAAACCCTCTGTGAACAACGGCATCCATCCGTTACAGTCGATAGACTCCTCTCGGAGCAGGAGGTAATTGATGGAGATTATGCAGTTTGTGCGAATGGAGCGAAATATAGGAAGGATGTTCGTGGGTTCTTGCCTGAACTCATGGAGAAGATTTACAAAGACCGCACCATCTACAAGAAGAAGATGCTTGCCGCAAAGCAGGAATATGAAAAGAAGAAAACAAAGACTCTTGAAAAGGAGATTGCTAGATGCAATAATATTCAGATGGCCAGGAAGATTCAACTTAATAGTGCTTATGGTGCTATTGGCAATCAGTATTTTCGATACTACAAACTGGCTAACGCTGAAGCCATTACCTTAAGTGGGCAGGTTTCTATTCGATGGATTGAGAATAGAATGAATGCTCACATCAATAAGATTTTAAAAACTGAAGGAGAGGATTATGTTATTGCTTCTGATACCGATTCCATTTATCTTAATTTGGGTCCTCTGGTCGAGGCTGTATACAAGGGAAGAGAGAAAACTAATGAGGGCGTTGTCACGTTCCTTAATAAGATCTGTGAAATGGAATTTGAGCCTTTTATTGAGGGTTCTTACAAAGAATTGGCGACCTACGTAAATGCCTATGAGCAGAAAATGGTCATGGCACGGGAGAACATTGCTGACCGTGGTATATGGACTGCCAAGAAAAGATACATTTTGAATGTATGGGATAGTGAGGGTGTTCGATATGAAGAACCCAAATTAAAGATGATGGGTATTGAGGCAGTTAAATCCTCAACACCAGCACCCTGTAGGAAGATGATTAAGGACGCACTCAAGTTAATGATGAATGCGACTGAGGATGATGTGATTGATTATATCGATAAATGTCGTAAAGAATTTAAGACATTACCACCAGAAGATATTGCATTTCCAAGGACTGCATCTGATGTTCGTAAGTATTCTGCATCTTCTACCATATATGCGAAGGGAACTCCTATACATATACGTGGTGCATTGCTTTTTAATCATTATGTAAAGCAAAAGAAACTGCTTAATAAGTATTCTCCTATTGGTAATGGTGAGAAGGTTAAGTTTCTTTATTTGAAAAAACCAAATATTATTCAGGAGAATGTTATCTCCTTTATTCAAGACTTCCCTCACGAACTCGGTCTTGACAAATACGTTGATTATGACTTACAATTTGACAAGAGTTTCGTGGAACCACTGAGAGCCATATTGGATGCAATTGGTTGGAATGTGGAAAAGACTGTAAACTTAGAACTATTTTTCTCCTAATGGAATTACCTATCAATCAAAAAGATTTGAAAATAATAGTAAATGCTCTTTCATTAGGAGGCGATGCTCGACTTTATCATCTTCTAAAGGGACATATTGTTACTGAGGAATATCAGATGAATGGTAATATGATATCAGGAGAATTTAAACCAGATAGTACTCAATTCTTTTCAGAGTCTGATGACTATCAATGCAAACAAGGAACATGTGACATTTAAATTATGGATTTTTTAAAAGAAATAGTAAAGGAGATTGGTGACGAATACACCCAAGTCGCAGCAGACATCCAAGAAAACGAACGATTCATCGACACAGGTTCATACATCTTTAATGGACTGGTTAGCGGTTCCATTTTTGGTGGCGTATCTAGCAATAAGATTACTGCCATCGCTGGTGAGTCTAGTACTGGTAAAACTTTCTTCTCCCTCGCAGTTGTCAAGAACTTTTTGGATTCTAATCCTGATGGTTACTGTCTCTATTTCGATACTGAAGCTGCTGTTAATAAACCATTACTTGAGTCACGTGGGATTGACTTAAGTAGATTGGTTGTAGTTAATGTAGTTACTATTGAAGAGTTTAGATCTAAGGCACTTAGAGCAGTTGATATATATCTGAAAACCCCAATAGAGAATCGCAAACCTTGTATGTTTGTGTTAGACTCTTTAGGAATGCTCTCTACTGAAAAAGAAATTAGGGATGCACTTGATGATAAACAAGTTAGGGACATGACCAAATCCCAACTTGTTAAGGGTGCATTTAGAATGTTGACTTTGAAGTTAGGACAGGCAAACATTCCTTTAATTGTCACTAATCACACTTATGATGTCATCGGTTCTTATGTCCCCACAAAAGAAATGGGTGGAGGTAGCGGTCTTAAGTATGCTGCTTCTACTATCATATACCTCACGAAGAAGAAAGAGAAGGATGGTAAAGAAATCATCGGAAATATTATTAAAGCAAAGACTCATAAGTCACGTTTAAGTAAAGAGAATAAGCAAGTTGAAATACGTCTTTATTATGATGAGCGTGGTCTTGATCGTTATTATGGTCTTCTAGAACTAGGAGAACTTGGTGGCATGTGGAAAAATGTTGCTGGAAGATATGAAATGAATGGTAAAAAGATATATGGTAAAGAAATTCTTAAGAATCCTGCAGAATACTTTACTGATGATATAATGGAAAAACTTGATGGCATTGCCAAAGAATACTTCTCTTATGGAACGAATTGAGACTACCATTCTCAGAAATTTAATTTATAATGAAGAGTATTCTAGAAAGGTTATACCTTTTATTAAACCAGAATATTTTGAGAGTAGAACTGAAAAGGTAATCTTTGAGGAGATAACTCAGTTCATTGTAAAGTATAATTCTTCAATTACGATTGAAGCATTAAATATTGAGACAGAAAATAGAACAGACTTAACAGAGTCTGAGATAAAAGAAGTCAGGGATATTAATAATTCTCTGACTGATTCTGTTGTGGAGAATCAGTGGTTAATAGATACTACTGAAAAGTGGTGTAGAGATAGAGCAATCTATCTTGCACTGATGGAATCAATTCATATTGCTGATGGTAATGATGAGAAGAAGAATAGAGATGCTATTCCTTCTATTCTTTCAGATGCATTAGCAGTATCATTTGATAATCATATAGGACATGATTACTTACAAGACTACGAAGACAGATACGAATCTTATCATAGAAAAGAAGATAAGATCCCATTCGACTTGGAATTCTTCGATAAGATTACCAAGGGTGGTATTCCAAATAAAACACTCAATATTGCTCTCGCTGGCACTGGTGTTGGTAAGTCTTTGTTTATGTGTCATGTCGCA